GATTCGTGAGAACTACGGTCGCAGCGCCCAGAATTGCAGCACCCGTCCAGCTCACGACCCCACCCGAGGTGTAGGCATTTGGAACGTACTGAAGCAAAAGGTTACGGGGCATTGACATCGAGATGATGGCGCCTGCAATGAAGATGGCGAGGTAGAGGGTCGTGTTCGACAGCATGAAGCGCATGGCGGGCAGGCTCGGCTTGAAGGTAGGCGCCATGGCAGAGTGACCGGGCGACATCACGCCGGGGACACCCATCATGGGGGGCTGAGACTGGGGACCCTGCGGGGAGGGGAGAAGCGCGTCGAGCGAAGTGGCATCTTCCATTTGTTTATGAAGGAGAGGAGCTTTCGCAGGTTGCATCTTCGACGCGGTATTTGTAGCACTTTCCGTCCGTTCGAACGACTTTGTCGACCATGTCCTTGAGGGGGAGGGCGGGCGTCTTTTCAGCTGTGTACGACCGGTGGAAGAGCAGAATGAACACCCCGAGCCCAATGAGGAAGGAGAAGAACGGCCCTGCGCGATGGATGGCAGCCGAGACGCGCTCACCTGTAACGAGTGCGACCATTATCTACTCGCAAGCAAATTCAGCGAGTCCGGCTCGGACCTGCACGGAACTTCTTCGGCGATGAACCGGACACATCCACTGTCGACGTGAAACGGGCTTGAGTCGGTCGGAGTCGGGAGAATCTTGATCTTGCGATTGGGAGGAACGATGACGGTCGAAATCAACATTCCGACGATCGCCCCAGCAACAATCCAGCGCGCGTCGAGCATTGCTTTACCTCAAGAGGATTCTAGAGGCCCTTGGCCAGTGCAGCCACCTCTTCCGGGGTCGTCAGCTTCACCCGCAGAGCCTTATCCACGCGGAAGTACTCCGCGATCGCCGGACCGAAGAAGGCGAGCCCGTATCCGCTCATCGGGAAGAGCGCAGCGAGACCGGTCAGACCAATCGCAAACAGCTTGGACCCATACTTGACATAGGTCATCCAGGTAATGATGATGCTTGTCACGTAGAGAAAGGTAAAGATCGACGTTCCAAAGATCCCCACGAACGACGTGAGAAACGGCTTCCAGGGATCCGAGATGTCTTCCGGGCGAAAGGGTTTGGGCTTCGCGGACGGCGAACTCGGGAGGCCTCCAAGTTCAAACTTCTGCCCCTCCGGGATCACCACCGTCATCGGCTTCCCATTGACCGTATATTCAGCTGTCAACCTCCGCCCCTTAACGATGTTGGCCGCGTTGACGTTCGAGGACTCCTTCTCCTTGAGTTTTGATTGCGCGAGCTCCTGCGTCTTGAGTTCGAGACAGGTCTGGTCTGCAGACCCACACATATCCGCTGCGGTCTGTTTGATCTCGGCCTGTTCGTCTTGCGACAGCTTGATTGTGCCAACCCCAGAGGCCCGCGCCGCAAAGGGAATGAGAGAGGAGTCGACATCGAGCGCGACATTCCCATCGGACTTGAGTTTGTCTTGGAGAGTTTGGCTTACGTCGGTAAAGGAGAACTCGTCTCCAAACTTTGCGGACTTGATGACAATCGACTGGGCCATAGTTATTAATTCGCAAACACAAGATTGCCGAGACCAGAGACGATGCGGAGGAAGTTCGTCGCTTCAACGTAGACCCCGACGGTGTAGGTGTAGACGAAGATGACGTTGTCATTCCCCTGGACGACCGTCACGATATCGCTCGGGTTGTAGACCAGGCTTCCATCGGGGTTCCGGAGCGTCAGGTTTGCCGCCGGGATGATGGTCGGGTTCTGACTGAACACGGTGGACTTCAGCACGCACACGATACTCGTCGTTGCAGCGCCTGTTGTGGTGCTCGCCTGCGGAAGGGGTTGCTGGAGCGTGAGGCGGAGAACGATCTTGTTGAACAGACTGCCGTTCACAGCTCCGCTTGGCTGGTACTGATCATGGTCCAGTGCGAAGGAGTACATGTAGATCCCCGCAAGGGAGGGCGCATTGCCTGTCGTATGCCGGTACATCTGAAGCTGGGAGAAATAGGGCAGGGGCTTCGTCTGGAAGCGCTCCTTGGCATCAAAGAGAAGGACGCCGTCGATCATGGGATCGCGTGGGAACGTCGAGCTCGTCTGCTGTTGTCCGGAGGAATACATGGCCGGAACCGCAGTGCTCGTGGGAGTCCAGGGAGCCCGCTTGGGATTGAGCCAGTTCGTGTAGTTGTCCCAGTCATTCGCCTTGATGCGATCCGAGCGCTGGGCTGCGAACACGATGCGGGTCACGAGATTGTACATCGGAATCTCGAGGTCTGTATTGCCACCGAACTGGCCTTCCTTTCCGAGATAGCGAACCGTCTTGATCAGCACGGTCGTATCTGCCTTCGCAATCTGATTCCACTCCGTCTCCGTGAGATAGATGAAGTTGCCCTCGAGATACGGATCGGGGAAGAACGTCGTGAGCAGAGGGTTGCTGGGAAGTCCCGTTGTCAGCGGAGGGCTCAGGAACAGCTGAAGGGGGTAGTTCTCCGGAGCCACACGCTGTCCGTAGGTGAGGCTCTCCGGGTTCACATCCACGACCGTATAGAGGTCCGTCACCTTCCGGAGCGTCACGTTGATGTAGACCTCCGAATTCTGGAGCGCCGCCAGAGGGAGCGCAAGGCCAGGGTTCTCTGCGAACCAGAAGTGGAGCGGAATGACAAGCTGGCGAGAGCGGATACTCGGCTCAGGAACCGTCGTCTTCGGGAGGAGGGCCGGAATGGTGAGGGGCGTGATCGCGTGCGGGTACTGGTTCCGGCGGTCATAGGCATTCGCGGGATCCGTCAGCTCGGGAACGTTTCCGACCATCTGATCGACAATCTGGCGCTTGTTCTGATCGTGTGTCAGATAGGAATAGAGCTTGAGCCACTCTCCGCGGAGAGACTGGATCACCTGCCCGTTCATCGTGAGGTCCACGTGATCGATGAGATTGTAGCCGATGTTGTCGATCCACTGGAACTCATAGCCGATTGCATTCGGTGCCGTCGACGTCGTATCCGATCCATAGCCCGAAGGAAGTGTCGGTGTCGAGGACCCGAGGTACTTCAGCGGAGACCAGATGTCCGGAAGCGTCAGCACGAGATAGGTATCGTGGAGGAGCTGGGCATAGCGATCGATGCGACACGAGAGAGTTCTCGTCCCCGTCGGGGCAAACTCAAGATTGGAGGCCGAAAAGCTCATCCGAATGGACTCCATGGCAAAATTGGTATGGCGACGGTAGACGGCTCGGAAATGAGTCATGGACGGACTGCCGTTGACCAATTCATTCTGAGCCCCGACGGCGACCAACTGGAGAAGTCCGCCAGGCATTTGTATCTACGCAGACGGAATCTTTAACTTTCTTCTTCGACGAGATAGACGAATCGTAAGAACAGGAAGAGGCTTGCAAGTTGGAACCCACGGATACATACCCAACGTGCGATGGAATCGTCCATGCTTACTGCTGAGAAATCGTTGAGCGGACGCCAATCGGACGGAGGGCCTGGCGAGAGACAACATCCTTGAGGTTCACACTCTGAAACGTACCCGGAGCACCCGTCGACCTCTCACACCCCGCGCACCAGCTTGTCACAGTGATGCCCCCGGGTGCATCTCCCCAGCCGGACGGGGTCGGAACGTGGAGAACCTGACGGACCGTCGCATTGTTCGCAATCGTGCTGAGATGGACGGCGTTCGTCTTGTTCTTCTGCTCGGGAGGCGTCGAATAGTAAGACGTCGAGACGAGCTGGCGCTTCTTCATCGTCAGGTAATCTTGAGCGGAATTGATCTGCATTGTCTTACGCAAAGAGATTTATACGCGACGCACCGTAAGACTTCAAATGCGTGTCGTCCTCATCAGCACTCATATTGATCAGACCACCGGCTACTCGAAGGTCGCGCATAACCTTCTCAAGCAGGCCTCGACCCTGTCTCCTCGGGTCAAGCTCTTTCACTACGGCTTCCAGCGCCACCCGAACGCTCCGAGCCATCGCAAGGCGCCCGCCGGTGTGAATCAGTACGATGCAGCCGCCAACGAGGACCCGAAGGAGGAGGGGTTCGGCTTCAACAAGATCCATGATTACCTCGAGATGGTCGGCCCGGATGTCGTGATGATCTACAATGACCCCCTCATCATCCACAAGTTTGTGGAGGCGATGAAGCACGATAAGAAGACGTCGACCTACAAGCTCTGGATCTATGTGGACCAGGTGTACGATGGAATCGCCCAGCCCCTCATGAAGACGATCCACGACCACGCCGACCGCGTCTATTGCTTCACGGAGATCTGGAAGCAGAAGTTCCTCTCCTACGGAGACTTCCCGGATGTGCGGATTCTCGAGCATGCTGCGGATTCGACCACCTTCAGTCCTCTGGCCGATGATGCCCGTCTGATGTTCCGCAAGTCTCTCGGAATCCCCGCCTCGGGCGTTGTCTTCCTCAACGCGAACCGGAACAGCCAGCGCAAGCGTCTGGATCTCACCCTCTCCGGATTTGCCCGCGTCCTCAAGAGCAACCCGAATGCCTATCTCATCATCGCAACGAACATCAATCCCCAGGCCGGTGCGTACTATGACATCCCGACGATCTTCCAGCGTGAGGCTGCGCGCGTAGGTCTCGACCAGATGGCGCTCAGTCACCTGGTTCTCATTGATACGTCGCCTCCGAACGTCGTGGGCGATGAGGGTATCAACCAGCTCTACAATGCTGCGGATCTTGGCATCAACACCTCTGACGGCGAGGGCTTTGGTCTCTGCCAGCTGGAGCACATGCTTACGGGCGCGCCCCAGGTTGTCACGGACATCGGAAGCTTCCGCACCTTCCTCGATGAGACGACTGCGGTGTTCATTCCTCCCGGCGATGATGCGTATTTCCCGGGAGCCATGCCTCTGGGCGGATGGGCCCCGACCTTCACGGCGGACTCTGTCGCGACGGCGATGCGGACTGCAATTGAGACGCTCCCGACCCTCCGTGCGAAGCTGAGGACGTATCCGTTCAAGACCTGGACCAATGTCTGCGACGGATGGCTCGAGGATCTCCTGAATGCGTGAGGTCCTCACGGGAGCATCCACTCAATCGACGTCGGAGTTGTGAGGACTCCGACCCGAAGCAGGCGTTGCTCATCTTCGAACGCCGGTCCATCATAGACTTCCTTGGTCTGAGGATCGATCAGAAAGACCATCCCTTTGATCGCCACCTTCTGAAGCCTGCGTTTGCGCTTCGTCATGTTGCGCAGATACGTCATGTCCGTGTCGTCGGACTTGACGTTCGGCTTATACGCCAAATCTTCCCCCGTTGCAGTGCTATCGAACCGCATACAGGAAACCACAGGAGTCTCTTTGCTATGGAGCTTCCTGTGGAGTTCGCAGTCGACCGCAGCTGATTTCAACAAGGAGGATAACCTCCGGGTCGTCACGTCCTTCTCGTACGAGATTTCATAGAGGT